AGAAAGTCAAAGAGGTTGAGGAAGATACAAATAAAACAACAAATAATGTTACAAACAATGCATTATTTGTTGGTTCTACTTCAGAGTTGTCAAAGATACTGAAAAAAGGTTTTCTAAATAATAAAGAGGCACCGAATCCAAAGAATGAAAAAGTGTAAATCTGGATACTATTATTGCAACACTGACAAGAAGTGCAAGCCAATTCCAAAGGGTTATCGCATCGGTTATGGTGGTTACTTACGCCAAGAAAAAGACGATGATGATAGTAATGGTAAAAAGAAAAATGGTAATGGCAATGGTGGAAATGGCAATGGCAATGGTGGAAATGGCAATGGCAATGGCGGTAACGGTGGTGGCAATGGCGGAGGGATGAGTGAAGGATCATTACATAAATGGTTCAAAGGTTCAAAATCCAAAGACGGAAAAGGTGGTTGGGTCAACGTCGTTACGGGTGGAACCTGTGCCAGTGATGAACCTGGTGAAGGAACACCTAAATGCGTCTCTTCTGCAAAGAGAGCAAGTATGACAAAGGCAGAAAGATTATCTGCTGCTCGTCGCAAAAAGAAAGCAGATCCTGGTCAACAATCTAAATCTGGTGCTGCAAAACCAACATACGTATCAACTGATAGTCCAAGGAAAAAGAAAATGAAAAAAGAACATTTTGATTGGAGAAGTGAAATGGAACTTACTGAATCTGATAAGAAAGGTAAAGGAAGTGGATCTAAAGACGCCTGTTATCATAAGGTAAAGTCAAGATATTCAGTATGGCCAAGTGCTTATGCGTCAGGTGCATTAGTTAAGTGTCGTAAAGTTGGTGCTGCAAATTGGGGTAACAGTAGTAAGAAAGAAGAAGTAGAATTAACACTATTCCAAAAACTTCAGGAAAAATGTTGGAAAGGATATGAAAAGAAAGGTATGAAAACAATGTTTGGTAAAAGATATCCAAACTGCGTTAAGAAAGAAGAAGTTCAAAGAGATGAGTATGGTGATCCAATGGGTGGGCCAAAAATCTCAAAGAAAGAAGTAAAAAAAAACTTAGCTAAGAACGAACCAGACAAGCAACATACTACAGATACTTCTGAAGGCATGGCATATGGCATCACCAGAGGATCAGGTAAACCATCAGGTCAAATGGCAGCATTTGGAAAAGAAAAGAAAAAAGAGAATCCTTATTCACTTAAGAATAAGATAAAGATGGTGGTCAGATCTGTTGCTGAGAAAGAGAGATCAAAAGCGGGTGTGACAAAGGAAGAAGTTATTTCTGAAAGACAGAAGACTAATCAGGGTGAAAGGCAAAGTCAGGAAGCAGGACGTTCTAACTATGGTAAAGCATCTGTTAGAAATGTAAGGGCAACAGGTATGGGTGGTAACGCTGCTGACCCTGCTGAGAGACTTGTGGCAATGGACGCAAGACATAAGGCACACAAAGAAAAACGTGGTGTAAAAACCAAGGGGATGAAAGAGGAAAACATTGCGGAGACACCAAAGTTTGAGAGAGGTAAGAGTGATGAGCAAAAGAGTAAGAGAAGAAATCTTCAGAAATTCGGTAAAGGTGCATTTAAAAAGGGTGACCCAACAAGCCTTGACCGTATCACAGCTGACGATATAAGGTATTTGGATCATGATGATAAAAGAGGTGTTAAAAAGAAAAAAGGTGTAAAGGAAGAAGTTGGTATTACCACTGATTCTATGATGATGAAAGATACTGCAAAAAAAGAAGCAATGCTTAGAAAGAAAGAGCAGGATGCTGTTGCAAAGAAGATGAAAAAAGAATCTTCAAACTGGAGAGATGAAATCGAACTAAGTGAAGATGATATGAAAGGGATGAGTGTTAAATCTGGACACAAAAGACCTACCAAATCAGGTGCTGGTATGACACAGAAAGGTGTCGAAGCATATCGTCGTAGAAATCCTGGTTCTAAATTAAAAACTGCTGTGACCACAGAACCATCTAAGTTAAAGAAAGGTTCAAAGGCAGCAAATCGTAGAAAGAGTTATTGTGCGAGAAGTGCAGGTCAGATGAAGAAGTTTCCAAAAGCAGCAAAAGATCCAGATAGCAGATTAAGGCAAGCACGTCGTCGTTGGAACTGCTGATAAATTATGACTGATAATGTATATCTTGGAAACCCAAATTTAAAAAAAGCTAACACTCAAATAAATTTTACTCAAGAAAATATTCTTGAATTTATGAAGTGTAAGGATGATCCTGTTTATTTTGCAAAAAAATATATAAAAATTGTTTCTCTTGATGAGGGTTTAGTTCCTTTTAATCTTTATGATTTTCAAGAGAAGTTAGTAAGAAATTTCCACGAACATCGTTTTAATATTTGTAAGATGCCTCGTCAGACTGGAAAGTCAACAACTGTGGTATCTTATTTACTTCATTATGCAGTTTTTAATGATAATGTTAATATCGCAATTCTTGCAAACAAAGCTTCAACTGCCAGAGATTTGCTTGGTAGATTACAACTAGCATATGAAAACTTGCCAAACTGGATGCAACAGGGTATTATAGCATGGAATAAAGGTTCATTAGAATTAGAAAATGGCAGTAAAATATCGGCAAACTCTACTTCTTCATCTGCTGTCAGAGGTGGATCCTATAATGTCATCTTTCTTGATGAGTTCGCATTCATACCGAATCACATTGCTGATGACTTCTTTGCCTCTGTTTATCCTACTATTACGTCTGGACAAAGCACTAAAGTAATTATTGTCTCTACCCCACGAGGTATGAATCATTTTTATCGCATGTGGCATGATGCAGAGCAAGGAAAAAATGAGTATCTACCCACTGATGTTCATTGGAGTGAAGTGCCTGGTAGAGATTCTGTTTGGAAAGAGCAAACAATTGCAAACACATCAGAACAACAATTTAAAATTGAGTTTGAATGTGAGTTCTTAGGATCTGTTAATACACTAATTAATCCTGCTAAACTAAAAAATCTTGTATTCGAAGATCCTATAAACAGAAATGCAGGATTAGATATCTATGAGGAACCAGTAAAAGATCATAATTATATTATTACGGTTGATGTTGCACGAGGATTAGGTAACGACTATTCAGCTTTTCTTGTATTTGATGTGACACAGTTTCCATACAAGGTCGTGGCAAAATATAGAAATAATGAAATAAAACCCATGCTGTTTCCAAACATAATTCATCAAGTTGCTAAAGGATACAATCAGTCATTTTTGTTAATAGAAGTAAACGATATTGGAGATCAAGTTGCAAGTATTATCCAATATGATTTAGAATATGAAAATTTATTAATGGCATCCATGAGAGGTAGGAATGGACAAATTGTTGGTCAGGGTTTTTCGGGAAAGAAAACACAACTTGGTGTAAGAACTACGTCAGCTGTTAAAAAATTAGGATGTAGTAATCTTAAGACTTTAATTGAAGATGATAAACTTTTAACTTGTGATTATGAAGTTATATCAGAACTTACTACTTTTGCTCAGAAACATAACTCATTTGAAGCAGAAGAGGGATGTAACGATGATTTAGCTATGTGCTTAGTTATTTTTGCGTGGTTAGTGGCACAAGATTATTTTAAAGAAATGACTGATAATGACATTCGTAAAAGATTATATGAAGAACAAAAAAATCAAATTGAACAAGACATGGCACCTTTTGGATTTATAAATGATGGATTAGATGATTCATCATTTGTTGATAGTTCTGGTGATAGGTGGCATACTGATGAGTATGGAGATAGATCATATATGTGGGATTATATGTAATGAAATATCATTTATACGACACCAACTATACACATCAAGGAAGCTTTGAGTCAGTTGAAAAACTTAGAAATTTTTTATGTGATAGAAAATATGACACTAATTGCGACTTCGATTTATCATGTACTTTTGATTATATAAAATCAATCAAATGGCATTTTGATATAGAAGAATGAATTTCGATGATCAACTAGAACTTGAACATTTATTATTTTCAGAAAGAAAATGTAGATCATGTGGGAAAGTAAAAAGTTTGACAGAGGATTTTTATCTTACTAGAAAAGATAGAAGGATGCCTTCAGCATATTCATATGAATGTAAATTGTGCACAATAGATCGTGTCAAGAAAAAGAAAATAAAAATTAAGGAATGGGAATATCCAGATTGGTAGTTCATGCATCGTTTCCCCAATGTAAAAAGGGTTTTTGATAAATAATTTTAGCAATCTGAGAGTCGGAGTTAAAGATGCCTTTAAATTTAGCATCTCCTGGAATATTAGTTAGAGAAGTTGATCTTACCATAGGAAATGTCGATCCTACCACTGGAAAGATAGGTGGTATCGTCGGTCCTTTTGAGAAAGGTCCTGTTGGTGATCCAACACTAATAGCTAGTGAGAAAGAATTAGTTGAAAAGTTTGGAAGACCATT